GAGGCCAGGTGCGCTATGCCGGAGCGCCGGGCTTTGCCTACGAAGCTGATGGCTGGACGGTTGACAGGGACGGCGTGGTGCATTCGCCGGAAATCGGCCTTGATGAAATCAAAAGCGTCCGGCCGGTGATCGACGCGCTGAATATCGCCGGGCTGTCAGCGGAGGAAAACATGACGATTGCGCTTGCTTTGCACGGCTTTGGCGAGGCGAGTCTTGAAAACCTTAAAAATATGCTGGCAAGCAAGGAAACGCTGATCAAGAAAGCGCTGTCGGCTGACTGTGACATAGAAGTTTCGGCTGAAAACAACGAAATCACATTCCCTTTTTGGAATGCGACCTTAAATGCCGACGAGGTACAGACGTATATTACGCTGGCAAGGCAGATGGCGGAACAGGCAAAGACACAGAAGCGCGTGCTGGCTGCCGAAAAACCGGCGCACAATGAAAAATATGCTTTCCGCTGCTTCCTGCTCCGGTTGGGGTTTATAGGGGATGATTTCAAAACTGAACGTAAGGTGCTGCTTTCAAGGCTGTCCGGAAACGGGGCTTACCGGAAAGGCAGAGCGAAGGCGGCGGATGAAAATGAATGATTTTCAAAACACCGCCTTCTTTGTGCGGCGTCCGTTTGCAATCGAGGATTTGAGAAAACCGCATCCGCATAAGGAGGAAAAGCCTTTTGCGGTTGTGAAAACCATCGGGCTTTCAAAGATTGACTACGAGAACTTCATTACCGATCTGTGCGTCGGCCGCCGGTTTATCGAGGAAAATAAGGAGCTCTGCCGAATTGGCGAAGACGGCGTATGGCGTTGCCTGCTGGTGCGGCGGCGCGGGCGGCCGGACGGAGTGCTGTTGATGCCGGACGGCACGGATTATCCCAAGTACGCCGCATATTATCCGGGAGAGGAGGACGAAAAATGAGCGCAGGAGGCTTTCCTTCAAAAGAAACCGTTCAAAAGATAAGAGCGGAATTTCCGCCGGGGACACGCGTAGAGCTTATCCGCATGAATGATCCGTACGCCGCGCTGAAACCGGGAGATCAAGGCACCGTTTCCTTTGTGGACGATATCGGCACCATTTTTGTGGATTGGGATTGCGGTTCAACCCTCGGCGTTGCCTATGGTGAAGACCTGATCAGGCGGCTGTAATGCGCCCAAATGTACACAAATCCCGCCGCGAAAAACTGTTGAAAATCCGGCGGAAACTCATGCAGAATTGCCTTGCTATCCTGTGTTTTCAATGGCCTAATGTACACTGCCGAAGGGCAGAAAACACAGGGAAAGCGAGGAGAAAAGCACAATGCTTGAAACGAGATTCGGAATCGAGGTTGAATTCACAGGGATCACAAGGGCGCAGGCGGCAAAGGTCGCCGCGGAGTTTTTGGGCGGGAGGGTCGAAAGCGGAAACGATTATTACAACACGCAGAAAGTTATCGCGCCGGACGGACGGGTCTGGAAATTCATGAGCGACGGCAGCATCAAAACGCAGAAAAAGGAACGCGGCCGGATTGTGGAGGCGGGCCGCGAATACAGCGTTGAGTTGGTAAGCCCCATACTCACCTACCGGGAGGACATTGAAACCCTGCAGGAGCTGATCAGGAGGCTCCGCAAGGCGGGCGGCTTCAGCAACAGCAGTGCAGGAATTCATGTCCATCTTGACAGCGCAAACCACACGCCAAGAAGCATCCGCAACTTCATCAACATCATTGCCAGCAAGAACGACCTGCTCTACAAGGCGCTGCAGATTGAGCCGGAAAGGATGCGTTTTTGCAAGAAAATGGACGAGGCGCTGGTGGAAAAATTAAACCGCAGAAAACCCAAGACCATGGCGACCATCGAAAGCATCTGGTATGAAGGCTATGAGGGAAGCCGCATGCAACATTACCATAGTAGTAGGTACAATTTTTTGAACCTGCACAGCTTTTTCAACGGCAACGGAACGATCGAGCTTAGAGGCTTCAACAGCGAGCTCCACGCCGGGAAAATAAGGAGCTACATAGTGCTTGCATTGGCGCTGAACCATCAGGCGCTGACGCAAAAATGCGCTTCCAGCAAGAAGCCGCAGGTTGAAAACGAAAAATTCGCCATGCGCACCTACCTCAACCGCATCGGGCTTATCGGCGACGAATTCAAAAACTGCCGGGAGCACCTTTGCAAACACCTCGACGGCAACGCGGCATGGCGGTTTCGGGCGGCATAGATAAACGGGCGCTTGGGGCGGACAGCCGCCCCTTATCCTGCGGCAAACACAAGGAGGATGATGTGATGGACAAGGAAACAGGAACAATTTATCTGGCATACGGAAGTAACCTGAATTTGAAGCAGATGGCATGCCGCTGTCCGACGGCGAGGGTTATGGGGAGCGCAAAGCTCACAGGCTACCGGCTGCTGTTCCGGGGCGGCAATGGAGGCGCGGTGGCGACAATAGAAAGGCAAAAAGGCGGAAGCGTGCCGGTATTGCTTTGGAGAATCACGCCTTATGACGAGGAAGCGCTGAACCGGTATGAGGGATATCCGCATCTTTACCGGAAGGAAACGGTTAAGGTGCGTTTCAAAGGTCAGTGGGTGTCCGCCATGGTATATATCATGAATGAAGGCAGGCCTTTGGGAACGCCTAGCCGTTACTACTACGAGGTAATCCGGCAGGGATATATGGACGCGGGCTTTGATATTTCCGTTCTCAATAAAGCGGTGCGGGATTCTGCGGCGCATATGGATAAAGCGGAGATATAGGGAAAGACGCCGCCGGCATAGAAATTTCATAGAAATCCACTTGATGAGAGGAACTTCGTAAGGAGGTTCCTTTTTTCTTGTTCACTTTCAGGAAGGGAGGCGGCAAAGCTGCGGAAGTTAAAGCGATATAAGCCAACCAAGTTTATGGCGGAAGGTTCCCGATACGACAAGGAAGCGGCGGACGCCGCCGTTGCCTTTATAAACTGCCTGAAGCATACCAAGGACGAATGGTACGGGATGCCCTTTGAGCTTATTGACTGGCAGGAGCAGATTGTCCGGGATATATTCGGCGTCTTGAAACCGAACGGATACCGGCAGTTCAACACTGCCTATATAGAAATCCCAAAAAAACAGGGGAAGAGCGAGCTTGCGGCGGCCATCGCCTTATACCTGACCTGCGGCGATTTTGAGCATGGCGGCGAGGTTTACGGATGTGCATCAGACCGGCAGCAGGCTTCCATCGTTTTCGACGTGGCGGTGGACATGGTGGAGCAATGCCCTGCGTTAAAGTCCCGTATTAAGCCGATATTGTCGAGAAAACGGCTGATTTACAAACCGCTGGGCAGTTTTTATCAGGTGCTTTCAGCGGAGGCGTATACCAAGCATGGGCTGAATGTTCATGGCGTTATCTTTGATGAAATTCATACGCAGCCCAACCGGGAACTGTATGACGTTATGACCAAAGGTTCCGGCGACGCAAGGAAGCAGCCGCTTTTCTTTCTGATTACGACGGCAGGCACCGACAGAAACTCCATCTGCTGGGAGGTGCATCAAAAAGCGGAGGACATCCTGCAGGGACGAAAGATCGATCCGACTTTCTACCCGGTTATCTACAGCGCAGCCGATACCGACGACTGGACAAGCGAAAAGGTGTGGAGAAAGGTCAACCCTTCGCTGGGCATTACAGTTGACATCGAAAAACTGAGGGTGGCCTTTGAAAACGCCAAGCAAAACCCCGCAGAGGAAAACTTATTCCGTCAGCTTCGCTTAAATCAATGGGTAAAGCAATCGGTGCGCTGGATGCCTATGGACAAATGGGACAGGTGCGCCTTCCCCGTCGATGCGGAAAGCTTGCGCGGTCGCATCTGCTACGGCGGGCTTGATTTATCCAGCACCACCGATATCACAGCCTTTGTTCTCGTGTTTCCGCCGCTGGATGAATCGGACAAATATCAGATCCTGCCTTTTTTCTGGATACCGGAGGACAATATCGACCAGCGCGTGCGGCGGGACCATGTGCCGTATGATGTTTGGGAACGGCAGGGCTTTTTGTATACCACAGAGGGCAACGTGGTGCACTACGGCTTTATCGAGAGCTTTATTGAGGAGCTTGGCATGAAATACAACATCAGGGAAATCGCCTTCGACCGCTGGGGCGCGGTGCAGATGACGCAGAACCTCGAGGCTTTGGGCTTTACGGTTGTTCCCTTCGGGCAGGGTTTCAAGGATATGTC